GTAAAGAAATCATCTTTACCTGGGTTCACGCCTGTTACGGCAAATTTTTCCAATCTATCTCCCACTGTTTTCATAATATCTCCTTTGTGTGTGAATGAAACAATATTTATTGTACATGTATTTAATGAAGAAATCAATGGAAAACCATGAGTCTTCCATTGTATTTTCCTATTTTAGTAATAGGGAAACCATGAACATTATCGTGGTCTGATTTTCATTTTTGCGTAGATGTTTTGCACACCTACTGCTTGTCGAATAGCATCTTGCAGGGCATCGTGTTTACTGCCCTGTGGCATATCTGGATCGTAGCCCAAATCAAACAATGTGCGAGTATCGCGTAGTTGCCAATAGTTCCATGGCAGTGGTTTACCAAGTTGGCGATAAATGTTTTCTATAATCACAAGATCAAAGGTAGCGCCATGACTCCAATATGCATCGCAGTTCCAAGCAAATTTGTGGAACTGATCCATAGCATCAACTAGGGGAATACGACCTTCTTCGCTGAAAGCTTCTTCCATGATAGCAGGATCCTGTCGCCCCCACCATTCCAATGTTTGGGGATCGATTTCACGGCCTAGTTTGTCTTGGTCATCGAGATCAATTTTAAAATATATCTTTTCTCCATAGCCCTGTGAATAGGGATTGAAGTGTACTGCGCCTAGACTGAGGACTACAGCGTTTGGGGAAACTGCCATAGTCTCCATATCGATCATTAAATGTTTTGCCATGTGTTTATTATATCGTCTTTATTTAGGTTTGTCAATCTGCAATTTGTCTCTAATTCGTTTATAGGTTGCTAGGGTTAATTCACAAGCCTCAATAATATCATCTAGATCTAAATCCAACGATGATTGATTTGGGTATTTGATCACAACTTCACAGTTATCAAACAAATCTTGCCCACCTTTAGATTTTGGTTGCGGGCAATGATCATTTTCTGGAGTGTGAAACATCTTATATTCATAAGCAAGGTCTGGATTAGAAACAAACGCATGCCTAAATTGATGTAACACACTATTCTTTCCCTTACCATAGTCTATGAGATATTCTTTACCCGAATCAGTTTTTTGACTTACTGGGCATTTGTCAGACTCGATCCATTGCTCGATCGTACCACCGTGCCACTTTTTCATAATCCTTAAAATGTGATCATATCTAAGATCATTGTGTTCGTGACAAAGATGATACGATTGTAAATTTTTCCAAGTTTTTCTATCTAGTTGATCCTCGACCAACTTGCGATCGAGGATCATCTGATTTATTACATCAGTGTAACGCATCTTAGGCTTTCTTAGCTACTTTAAGTTTTGCCTTAGTAGGTTTTTTCTCTGCAGATTTAGGAACAATAATCAACTTATCGTAAACTAACTCAGTTCCATCTTCTGTAATAACAGATGGCTGTACCAATAACTTAACATCGTCTTCATCCATGCGTTCCTTAAGAAGATGATAAAGTGCAGTTCCAATCCACATGCATTGTGCTACTCGAGGACTGGCCGCAGAGTAGTAAATGCTGTTTGCTTGCTTGTCTGCAACTGTTTTAAACGGATAACATGCAGATCGAGCGTCCTGGATAACATCCCATACTGCTCTGTTACCAGCACCTTTATTACCTGTTTCATTATCAACCCAAATTGGTTGTATAGCATTTTTCATCCGGATTAAAAAATATTCTTGTTCGTTCTCGTCAAAATCGTAAAACCAATCTTGATTAAAGTAAAAGAACTCTAAGAACATAATCAAATCACCGGTGACCATTGCACGTTTTGACCAAACACGCTGATAGAAATCAAGTGCAGATTTTAATACACGATCGTTGTTGTCAGTGTATTCGTCTGTTTCAAAAATATCCCATGTTTGACTATAGTTTCCACAGTGATTAGTAGCGAACCGTGTCTTTGAGTCTGCATCAGAGTTAACTAAATGAATCTGTTGTACAGATCTACGATTCCAATATAGGATACGTTTCATCTTATAATGGACAAATTCGTCCTGCTCTGGCCCAACATTAAGAATTCGTTGAACAGATGCAAAATCTAGATCAGTATGAACACCACGACCGTTCTTAAGCAAATATTTTTCGAGAGCGTTTTTTGCAATAATTGCATCAGACTCATAAGTCTCTACATCTGACTGTGACAACTTACCGCTATTCTCACCTTTATAAGCAATAGGATCGTCGGCCTCGTCGTCACTAACAAGACATTGATAACACATTTTAGATTTGCCTAAAATACCTGCGGCAATACTGCGTTGTTGACCTTCATTAACAAATACTTGACCTGTGCTATTTCGTCTGGCCATACCTACAGTAAGTAGTTTAATATTAAACTTACGCATCATTTCTAATACATGACGAGGTTTAGGATTACGCTGACCACCTTTACCGTCAGGACCGTAATTTAGAAAAACTCGGTCAATTGGATACAACAATTCGTCTGGTTCTTGGAGAGGAGATTTTTCTTCAATAAACGGAAGAATGATATTTTTAAGGATGCCCGTCTCTTCAAAGTGATTTAAAACAGCATCAATAATATTTGGTAAACTCTCCTGCGGATTATTCATTGGGAGCTCGTGGAGAACTTTGTGTTTATTACACAATTTCTCAAGCTGTTTTTTAGATAGAGAAGTTAACTTTTTTGCAGCATCAGACGGATTACTAGGATCCTCTTCTGTTACTTTGACAAGATTTTTACCAAACCTGCGTTTTTCAAACGGATGAACGTCACCGTAGATGGGTGAAAATTTTACTTTCATGATATTTCCTTTTCTGGCACACGGCCTGTTAAAAATTTTATACTAACCACAAGGGCTAGTGTTTTATGAACAAGACACTATTGCTAGTTCATGTAATAATTATACAATAAAAAAGGGTGTCTGTCAACACCCTTTTAGATTAATTTAACCAAAATCGAATAATTTTTCAAACTCGTTGTCTGCTTGTTGCATAATACTGTAATCTGTTGTAAAATGGACTTCGCGTGGTACAAACAATCTATCCATATATTTTGGAATTTGACGATGTATCATTCCAATGTCTTGTCCAAATTCTAGACCTTTTTGTTCTGCATTTAATGGCTTTCGTACAGCACATACGCATACATAATCTAATTTGTCAAAGTAATCATACAAGTCCTGTGGATTGTAACCATATTGTGTACATTGTTTTGGAACGATCTCTACCTGTACACTAGGTCTGCATCGTTTAATAGTAGCATCTGCGCCTTCAATAACAAATAGCTCACTGCCTTCTACGTCAATTTTAATAGCATCCACATCTTCAAAATTAAAACTATCAATTGTCCGGGCGGGTACTTGAACAACGTGTTGTGATTTTTTAACGTGTTTCTCATTATAGACAGCAAAGTTATGACCCCCATGCTCGGGATGGTCTTGGATGCCAATAGTTCCTATGTTTCGATTTGTTACAGCAACCTTGTGGATATTAATATTTCCAACAATGTTCATAGATTGTTGTACACCTTTCCAAGTAAACCAACCGGAGGGGGCATCTGCATCTCTATATATCGAACCAGCAATATCAGTGCCTTTCCAGTATACACCTTGTAGATTGCTACGTTTGGCAATTTCGACGTTGGCTTCTAGCATGGTTAAAGTAGTAGGAGTTGGTTCAAAACTTTCTACGTTCTCTGCCCATTCTGCGTAGGCAATGGTGTTGTTACCAACGTTAGCACCTACGTCAATGATTCTACGTGCCTGAGGATAGATGGTTCGAATCAATCTAGAGTTATTGCCTTGATAGTAGACATTATTACCACTAAATCTTGGACCTTGAAGGTTGTCAATACTTAGTAGCCAATAGCATCTACCAAACTTGTTTATTACTAGTCTAAACTGGGGGTTGTTATAAAGTCCACTTGGTTCATCAAAACCAAATAAGTCTTTAAATTCTTGAGGGGTGATTGTGGCTGTAATTTTCTGCGGCATAATATTTCTCCTTAGTATCAATATTCGCATTGTGTCAGTAACAGCGTACTCTGTTACAATGTTCACAATATTATTTATCAATGATCTTATGCACCAAATAATTTTGTAATAAGACCAGGTGCTACTGTAGGCTTGATCTTAATAGCGTCTTGTCCTTTTTCAAGTCGACGCTGTTCTACCTTATTTCCAATAGGAGCACGGTTGTATTGCTCTATGTGTCTACGGATTAATTCCTGTTCAATGTCACGGGTTTCTTTATGGGGATCATAGATATTTTGGCATTCTTTATCTGATATGTTCCATACTCGGATGCCAATATCATTTTTTGTTAGCCAAGGGCGCTTTTTAAGTACATCAAGAATATCACGTCCTGCGGCTTCTTGACTGGCTTCAGTAGGCCACCCTGGAAATTGTGCAAGCTGTCTATATACTCTTTCTGCATCCGCTTCATCAGCAGATTCACCGTATTTTAAAGTCTCTTCTAATGTAAAAATCTCATAGGCTATTCTTGTATAGCCCTTAAAGATATGTTTGATGTCGATTGCATTATCTAAGCGTTTTGCCGAGATTGTAGTAACTTCGCAATTTTCAGGTTTGATCATAGTATTCTCCTTATAGTAAATTATAAGGGAATCTATGATAAATGTCAATACATTTTTTTAGGTAATGACTGATCTCGTAACTTTTTATTCCAGCGAGCCTTTGCGGCTCCTTTCTTACGCTTACGTTCAGTGGTTGGTTTTTCGTAGAACATTTTGGATCTCAGTGTTTCCAAAATTCCAGAATCTTCTACTTTCTGTTTGAATTTTCTCAGTGCTACGTTTAAGGGAAGGTCTCCTACAATAACCTTATTACCCATTGGTGCTTTGTTGTTTTTGCTCATTTTTCTTTTTATCAAAAATCATAGTGGCCGGTGAGCCATCAATAGTATCTTTACTTATGTGAATCGATTTCAAACCGCGTTCGACGAGATCTACAGCATCAAATTGGTAAGGCATTAGAACCTTTTCAATAATGTTCTTAAGTCCACGAGCATTAGTCTTAAGGTCCTTGGCTCTCTTTGCTATTTCACGTAGTGCATCCTGATCAAAACTTAGATTAATACCGTCTAATTCGAACATATACTGATATTGTTTAATAGTACTGTTTTTAGTATCTGTTAGAATCTGTACAAGTTGATCTTCTTCGAGTTCATCTACATTAGTGATTAATCCGAAGCGACCTACAAACTCGGGAATAAGTCCAAACTTGATGAGATCCTTGGTTGTTACATCATGAAACACATCCGGGTTATCTTCTACGTTATCTACGTTAGCATGGAAACCTACACTTCTAGCACCTGTACGTTGTTTAATAAGTTTGTCAATGCCCACAAATGCGCCACCACAGATAAACAAGATACTGCGTGTGTCAATCTCCTGCATGTCACTGCCGGGATGCTTTCTTTTACTGGTTGACGGAACTCGCATAATACTGCCCTCAATCATCTTCAATAGGGCCTGCTGTACACCTTCACCTGACACATCTCGAGTAATACTGGCACTTTCGCCTTTGCGGCTAATCTTATCAATTTCGTCGATGTAAACAATACCACGAGCAGCCTTTTGTATGTCTCCGTCTGCTTCGTTGATCAAACGTGTTAGGATACTTTCTACGTCATCACCTACGTAGCCTGCTTCTGTAATACCTGTGGCATCACATATGGCAAATGGAAGATCTAGGTATTCGGCAATCTTACGTGCCATCATTGTTTTGCCGCAGCCTGTTGGACCTAACATTAATACGTTAGTCTTTTCTAGTTCAATGTCTTTACTGGGATTATTGATACGTTTAAAGTGCTGACTAACCGCTACACTTAGGGCAATCTTAGCATCGTCCTGTCCGATAACATAATCGTCAAGGTACTCTTTTATTTTAACGGGATTTAATAGTTTAAGTGTATTAGGAAAAGTTTTTACTTTTTCATCTTTGAGTATGTCAATACATAGCTCTACACAATCATTACAAATGGCAGCGTGGTCCCCGACAATTAACTTCTCCACATCCTCTTTGCTTTTATTGCAAAAATCACACTTGTGATTTGATTCCGATTTTGTCATTAAATGCTCTTTCTAAAAATGCTTCTACTTTAGTTATCCTATTCTGATTAATGAAGTGACAAACTGCGGATGTGTTTTCATTATCAGTTTTGTAATAGACGTTTTTCTTTCCTAGTATGTAGCCGCCTAGGATAGACGTAGCAGTATTGAGACTTTCAAGGTCAACATACGTGTACTCGCATCTAGCCAGTGCATAGAAAAACCATTCAAGGTTTATGTCGTGATCATAAAAATAAATGTTGATATGTTCTGTGAGATTAGCATCGGCTAACCATTTGCTTACCTGTGTTTGATCTTCATCTGACAGATGTACAAACATGATACTGTACGATTCATTCTCAAAAAAATCCGGAGGGGTTATTAATGTTATTCTATTTTCCATTATATTCTTGCTTTAACTGCCATTATATATTCTTGTGGAACATCACGCAATGCCATCTTCTTAGATTTCACAAGTTCAATGTACTCTACAATTTCTGGATGAGGTGCGTCATTGTAGGGATCTGGATTAACAGCCGCGCTGGTTTCAAAATATTCTTCTTTGCTAATAGCAGTCTTAGTCCAAAGGTCGCTTTCTTTTTGTTCTTCGTTTTGTACAAACAACGGTGTATCTGTGACAGTAGATTTTTCTTCGACTATGTCGACAGGATCCTTTGGGCTGTCACCCTCCACTTTATATACCATAGGCTTGAGGTCTTTAAAATGTGAGAATGGTTTGTCTAGATAGGCATGTTTGCTACGGTCAAACTCGTTTTTTAATTCTTCAACTTCTTCTTCGTTAGAAGGATATGTTGTTGTAGTGGTATTATACATCCATCCTGGGGGTGATGGATCTGGACGTAGCATATCAGATTGCTTAACACTGTCTTTTATCTGATCAATTTGTTCATCAGTTAATGGACCATCATCTGGTTCATAAAATACTTCATTAAAGGCATCCGCAAATTCTTCCAATTCTTTTTCATTGGGATCTTCACGTTCACGGAAGTTCTGGAAACTAATTTGACTAGACAATAACAGAATAACTGCTAAAGGATCAAACACCACAATAAGGATGATGATTACCCAGGTTACTGCTTTTTCGAGAATTGTTTGATCTGTCTCGCCATAGACAAAGGCAGCGATATATTTGATTGGACCAACTTCTGCCTCAACTTTGCGGACCTCCGCCGCAATAGGCGCTCGCTGTTCGTTAAGGGCTGAGATCGTCTGCTGGCTTTGAGCAATATCTTGCTGTAGTCGTCCTCTTTCTTTTTGTTGACTACGACGGATTGCCACTGCCTTATCTGCACCCGTTTCTGAACTACTGCGGCCCATGACTTGGTCAACCGCCTCATCCATTTGTTTGAGCGCCTTACGGTTCGTTTCAATATTCTCTTTTTCAGTTTTAATTTTTTCATCATATATTGATATTTTTGCTAGTACATCACCAGACACTAGACTTTGGTCACTGTGTGCTTTACTTAGGAATCCAAAGATACCCATGCTGGTAACTATCATGAGGACCACGATAGCAGTGAATAGATAGATCCGCATTGACCACGGAGCAATTAACCAATTTTGTTTGAGCCATAAGGTAGCTGTAATTTTACCCAGGCCTAATGCTATACCCATAATAACCACAGGGATAACTGCGGCGGAGAAGATAGAGGTCAGTCCCAGAATACTGTAGTACTCTGCAACCAGTGATAAAAACAATCCACTGAATAATGCTAGGTAGGCGAGAAATTTTTCATTTAAAGTTGGCTTCATAAGATCTATTTATCGGCGCATGGTAGCAATAGCTACAGCTTCTTCATCGCTGAAAATAGGCACAGCATTTGATTTATGCATAGTACCGATGCCTTTGATTTTTGTACCTGTATAAACTGGAGCTGGCTTCAACACGGCTACTCCTGTGCTTTGTCCAAGACTTTTAATATGTGCAGTACTACGACCTTCTGGAATAGATAGTTTGTAGGTCAGTGGTTCTGCCTCTAATGCACGTCGGCGTTTCTTGTCTTCAGCTTCGACATCCCACTTCTTCTGAAGTTGCCGCCATGCCTCGTCAAGTTCTCGAGCCTTCTTGGCTTCTTCGGCATTACGAAATTTAACTTTTCCTTTACGCTTGCCGGTGGTACTGAGCCATGGACCTTCAAGGTGCATTGTCATATTAAACAGTTTCTAGTTGAGGAAAGTCGATAGGAGTAGTAGTATTAGATTCGTGCGGCTCGAAAGTCTTTTGGACTTTGCTAGGAATGCCAGTGAAGCGAGCAATGGTGCCGTTTGGATTAATTTTAAGTGATCCTGCGACTACCCAAATGTCAACACCTTGTGCATCTTTGCCTGCAAGTTTTCGGACAACACCGTTGATAAGTCCAGTGCTGGTATCTTTGCCGCGATTCCAGTAGTAGGTAGTACCTTTGTTAGTCCAAATCTGTTCATCTTTGGATTGTGCAATGCACCAAAGTTTAAGTTGAGTAAGTGTGTGTTCTGCGTTGTTCATATGAACTCCTTGTTTGTATAGTTTATTATACAACATTAATGGTAATACCGCAACCGGAATTTTTACCAAAAGAATGCCCACCGAAGTGGGCTCATTGTTTATCAAAGATTACTTAATCTGTGTCCAAACACGCTCACGGATCTGTTTTGTCAAACTGTCCGGTAATGCTACATAGTCTAAGTCTGCGGCATCTTTCTTGCCATTCTTAAATGCCCAATCAAAGAACTTTAATACTTCATCGCTGGTAGCTTTGCTCTTTGGCTCTTTGTACATGATGATGAAACTGGCTGAACTCACTGGCCAAGCATTGGGATTCTTTTGATCCACAATACTCAGTCCCATACCAGGAACACTGAACCAATCAGCACCGTCTGCGGCAGCGGCAAATGTTAAGTCATCTGGGCTAACATACCGGCCTGCCTTGTTCTGCAGTTGTAGAAATGTCATATTGTTTTTCTTAACATAAGCATACTCTACATAACCAATTGAACCTTTAATTCTGTTTACATTGGCAGCAACACCTTCATTGCCCTTGCCACCTACTGAACTAGCAGCCGGCCATTTAACTGCCGCACCACGACCTACTCGGCTCAACCACTCGGGGCTAACTGTAGCAAGATAGTCTGTCCAGTTGAATGTTGTACCACTACCATCAGCACGATGTACAATGGTAATAGGCTGATCAGGTAATTGTTTGCCTGGATTCAATGCTAGTAATCGAGGATCATTCCACTTGGCAATGTTGCCCAAGAACACTTCGGCCATAACTGGTCCAGTGATGCGTAGTTCGCCTGGCTTGAAACCGTCTAAGTTTACAACAGGAACTGTTCCGCCGATAATAGCAGGGAACTGTACTTGACCGTTCTTGTCTAAGTTTTCACCTGATACTGGAGCATCAGTTGCACCAAAGTCCACTGTCTTTGCATTGATTTGGCGAATGCCACCAGATGATCCAATGCTCTGATAGTTCATACCGGTACCTGTGGCTTTCTTATATCCTTCAGCCCACTTGGCATAGATTGGAAATGGAAATGTCGCTCCTGCACCTGTGATGTCCGTGGCTTGTGCTGATATAGTCACTGCGGCTAATAGAATAGCAAATAGTTTTTTCACTGTAAGTCTCCTTGTGTTTGTGATATTAATATTTAAACACAAAATGATTACAGTATGATTACAATTTTAAGAAATTTTTGCCAAAAGAAAACCCGCCGAAGCGGGTTCTGAGTTTCTGTTACGAGGTATGTCTTACCCTAGGCTGCGTTTAGGCTGCCAATGCGAACTGTGAGTCGTTTGCGTTTACTTTGTTGTGCTTCTTCGACCGGGAGACCCCAATCCTAACGGCTTCTACATTGCCGGACTGTCCATTTCAATACTTGTGACCCAATCGATCCTGTGTCAGGCCCATTATAAAATACACTAGCGGCTATGCCATCTTATTATCCCAGTATGTCGGGTGTTGGCCAATGTACTTTATGGTGGACCTGGCGGGCACTGCCCCCGCGTCTTGAATCCTTTTCTGTCTACTTCATACAGTCTTAACTTTTATTTACACTCTAAAACTTTCTCCACACCCACATTTATCACGTTCATTGGGATTGCGAAATTCAAATCCTTCATTGAGTCCATTACGAGCCCAATCAACAATGAGTCCTTGTAGGTATGCCAGTGACTTTGCATCAACCAATACTACAAACTCTGGTTGGGCAAAATTAGTTACACCTTCTTCGACAGTATAACTATCAACATATTCTAACGTATAAGCAAGGCCACTACAACCTGTAGTTTTTACGCCTAGCCGTATACCAATACCCTTGCCACGTCGAGACAGAAGTTGTAGGATTTTCTTATTGGCTGTGTCGGTTACGGTAATCATCTACTGCCGCTTTGATAGCATCTTCTGCTAGAATTGAACAATGTATCTTAACTGGTGGTAGAGCTAGCTCTTCGGCAATTTCGGAGTTTTTAATTGTTCTGGCTTCGTCGATGTGCATGCCTTTGACCCACTCTGTAATGAGGCTCGAGCTCGCGATAGCCGATCCACAGCCATACGTTTTAAATTTCGCATCTGTAATAATACCTGTATCATGGTCAACCTTTATCTGTAATTTCATTACATCGCCGCAAGCAGGTGCGCCAACCATACCAGTACCAACACTAGGATCACCCTTGTCAAAAGATCCGACATTCCTGGGATTTTCATAGTGATCAACAACTTTATCTGAGTAGGCCATTACTTACACTCAATATAGATAGCTTGGACAAATTGTCCATATTGGTTTTTAACCCAACCAAAATTCTCAAATGGGTATGTACCTTGAGGACATTGTATAATTGGAGAACCTTGTGCGATCGGTGGCTGAACAACGACAGTAGGAGTCTCAACGGGTCTATTATTATTTGCAATGGCAGCACCTACAACTCCACCGATGATCAACGGAACAAATACTTGTCCCCAATTACCACTATGGTGGTGGATTACTCTTGGACCATGATATCCGTGATGGCCATAATGTCTATGTTGTGCAGATACTGCTCCAACAAGAGCAAAAGACAAAACAAGTGCAGTCAATAATTTTTTCATAACTTTCTCCATGATGTATATATAACGCCTTAGCCCTATATTACGTTGACAACGTTGACGGAATCCGAAGGGCTTGTGGAGTCTCCGCCTAACTACAAGGTCTTTCACCTTGGCAACCTGCTATGCAGGTTTACCCCTATCGGACAGTGTATTTAATTAATTCTGCTGTAGTTTAGAACCATACCAGAACCGTACATGCTTTCTGCAAGCATTTTACATTCCCAATCATTGTTTGCATTGACTACAACGTCAGCAGTTTGATACTGATTAAGTTTAACCCAAACACGATATTGATACATATTAACTCCGTTGAATATTTTGAGCCTGTTTACCATTTGGACCATCTGTAACTTCAAATTGGACATGTTCGTCTGTTTTCAAAGTTTTATAGCCCTCCATTTGAATTTGGCTAAAATGTGCAAACACATCTTCACCGCCTTCGTCCGGTACAATAAATCCAAAACCTTTGGAATTATTAAACCATTTTACTTTACCTTGTTGCATTACTGCTTCCTCTTATTACTATTATACTGTATTTTTACCAGTTTGTCAACCATTATGTTTTACTTGGACGCCAGCAACTTACCCAATTTGCGTTATTAGCGCCTGTTCCGTTTGGATAAGATTTGGTTACATCGCCGTCATCCGGATTATTACTTGCTTTTGGACTTTGATTTCCGCCAACAAACGTGTATTTGCCATTTTGGGCTGTATAGACAAAGTTAACGTGCCTATAACTCCAGAATGCTATGTCACCGGGCTGTGCTTGATCTTTAGGAACTTGCGTAGCGTTCCACTTTTCTGGATTGGTTGTAATTGCGGCTGCGGATGCAGTTTGGAAATATCGATACCCCGAACTCTTTAATCCAAAGTTAATAAATCCCATACACCATGCCGTTTGATCTGTGGTCCACGGACTGCTACCGGGATATCCTATGTTCTGCCAAATGCCAGTAATATTAGGATTACTAGGTTTACCACCTTGACCAGATTCACGCCACTTTCCTTGTGCAGCTTCATCGAGACATTTGTCTAAGAATGGAACAATACTAGAGAAAGTAGTGTCAGTTGAAATTAGCGATACTGCGGCAGTGGCTGTGGTACCATCATCAACTGTACCTGCATAATTACCTTTAACACCATCAGCTGCCGCGGCAGCACTATAATATTGATTAGGTTGGCCATTCTGAGCAGCTACATAGGTATTGACCTGGCTCGCTACTGCCTCAACTACTAATGGATCTAGTTCCACTGCCACTGATATGCTAATACCGCCAAATGTACCACTAGCACCGGGCGATAACCAAAGAGCGATTGGAACATTGTTAGCGTAAACATTGCCGCTATGGTAAACGTCTGAAATTCGGCCTGTGCCGGAAATGTATGGCATATTAATCTCCTATCATATATTTACGATAGAGCAATGCCAGTTGTTCCCTGTACATATTGATCGGCTGCACTTTTCTCTGCAAGTACCATAACAATGATATGATTATGTTTAATAGTAACGTTGTCTGCTCCACCTAGAAACATAAACGGCATCATACCTAGTCCTTGTGCGCCGATACTAACACTCTTAGGTCTGTTTAGTTTAACATACTCACTGGTATCTTCATCTAAACGTCCGATGATTTCTTCACCGGAAATTAATTTAATGCTCACTGTGTCACCAGTGGCTGCGGGTTTTTGAATTAACATATTATTCCTCGTTTTCTTCTTTGGGTATTTCGCATAAAGCTTCGAGTGTTTTGTAATGCTCGTAGGCTTTTTTAAGAGCCGCGAAGTGCTCTAATTTTGCAGGGTCTGGTTGGAGTATGGCAAGACGGTTTGAAATGGTTTCCATGAACTCTGAGATATTCCGGCCGTTTATCATAACCTTGCCTTCAAACTCTGCGTCACCTGATACTTTTAAACCTGGAGTTGACGAACTACTGCTTATATTCCAATTTGTGTTGCTCCAGCTAGTGCCATTCAAGCCGCTGGTTAGAAAGCTACCAGAGCTACCGACTGCACCATAGTTACTACCGCTACCGTTACTAATAGTAATGCTAGATGGTGTTGTACTATAGGAGTAATTATAAGAGTTCATACTGCTAGTATCTATCATAGTGATACTGTCGTAATCTTCACCACCGGATAGATCAATGGTGTTCTCATCTACAATAGGCTCGTTATCCATTTAGGTGTGCCTTTAGTTCAGTAAAGCCACCAATGAGTTGATCATTGATAAAGATCTGTGGTACTGTTCTTGCTGTGGGAATTGCTTCT